TTACATCTTCAAAATTTTTTGTAATTCTATTTTCTTTTTCTTTTAAAGATGTTTTTAATATTTGTTTATTTTCTTTTGCAACACCAACTCTATATTTTTCTATAGTTTGAACATCTTTTGCATCTAAATATTTTGATTTTTTTGCATAAGAAATTCCTGCTGTTCTATCTTGTGAAACTAATCTTTTTGCATAAGCAATATCTCTTTCTTTAAACCAAGCATTTTTTAAAGCTTCAGTATTCGCTCCATATAAAGTTTTTACTTTTTCTGAACTCCAATAATTATTTGCATCTTGTTCTGCAAGCATTTGTAAATCAGTTGTTTCTGCATAAACAAAATCTTTAGATAATTTATTTTGTGATGAAAGCTCTAAACCTTGTGAATGAATTGCAAAATTTTTATTAGCAGAATTAGTTACAGAAATGCTATCTTTTAAAAAATGTTTATTAGCAACAGACTTAAATAAATCTTTAGTAAAATTGTGTTTGTAATTTTGTGTTAAACCTTCAAATGCTTTGTTGTAACCATTTTGATAAAATGCTTTAGCTGCATCTGGGTCTGTCATTTTTGATGCTTCTAACTTAACTTCAGATATACCTTTAAAATTTTCGTTACCTTCTATCAACTCTCTTTCTTTTTCTAAAACTTCATTTTCTGATTTTCTTATTTCATATTTTCTAAAAAGTTGTGTAGCAGTTTTTCCGGCTCCACTTATAGCGTTACCTATTTGTGTTGCAGTAGCCTGGGATATTCTCATATTAGGTGTAGTCTCAACTGCTGAAGTTGTATCTGTAGGTCGTATGTTAGGTGAGTATAATTTTATAGCCATATTATATAAATCCTAATGTTGATGCGTCTGTTAATAAACTTGATGCAGCATTAAAATAACCTGCTCTTTTGGCTACACGTCCTCTGTATCTTTCAACATTGGCTGCAGCTCTTTGCATAACTGCTGCGTTAAGTTGTTGTTCTTTTCTTACTTCTGCATTGTATTTTAGCATGTCTCTATCAACATCAACTAAGTTTTGATTTTCGACCACAATATCAAATGCAGTACCAGTTCCTAATTCTACACCTGAGCCTGCTAATTGATTTTTTAATGTACTGTCTTGTCTTTCAGCATAATAATTAAATCTTGGTAAATCGTATTGTTCGTAAACTTGATAACCTTGTTTTGCATTTTGTTCTTTTACTAATGCATCACGGTCCATTAATGCAGCGTTATAATTAGCTGCTTTCTTTGCTGCGTTAGCTGCTATTATACTTCCAAAAAAACTCATCTTTTTATAATCCTCGCATATCTAATATAATCTGAACCATCTGGTCCGTAATTTTTCATAATTCCTTCAGACTTCATTCCTAACCATTCTGCAAAACGATGACCTTTTTTAAAATCAGCTTTGACAGTTGTTTGTAGTCTTTTTAAATTTGTTGTTTCAATTAATACATCTGTTTTCTTTTTAAAATGTTTTGCAAACACGATGTAATGTTTCCAAATATCTTTTGTTGCCATAACCCAACCTTCAGCAACACCGTCCCACAGCATAGATATGCCGCCTGCCGCAATAGGTTTATTGTTGACTAGACCTGTAAACGACAACCCAACTTGTTCTAAATACAAAGCATATTTTCTATGCTCTGGTTTTAAATAGAGTTCTGATGCATTAAGCTCCTGGCTTAATATAAATTCTGCATGCTCGTTTTTAAAAGGTACTATTTCAACTTTATGTGTCGTATAGTTCAAGTCTTGCATATATTGCTAAAATAGTCATGGGTAAGGGTTGTCTTTGTTTTACTAAAACAAAACCATCGGTCCCATAATCACTTGGAAACTCTGTCTCTTTATCACCAGTAAATAATGGAACTGGGTCTGACATAGCAGCAGAGCTATCTCTAAACGGTATTTCGTCTAAATTACTTTCGTTAGGTCCTACTTTTGCACCAACTGTTTCAAAAAATCTAACTGTAACATCGTAAATTCTTTTTGTTTTAGTTTGGTCGGTACCTCTTGCGCCTTCATCTAGTCTCATTGTTTGTAGAGATGAAACATAACCTAAACCAACTTTTGCAGTTGTTGCAGAACGATCTAAAGTTATTTGACCAGAAGATACAACACGGTCTGGGTGAGTTGCACCATTAACTATAACTTTTACTGTTTCACCTTCTAAATGAGATAAACCAGATAAAGTTGTAGTTGCAGAACCAGAATAACCTAATCCACTATCTACATAATGAAATGTTGTTAGTGAGGAATTAAAATCATACGGTGTCAAATATTCTACATATTTTTTTGTTGAGCCGTTAATTGTTCTTTCAACAATAACATAAACTTGATCTTCGCTTGTATCTATATCTATTACTGCAACTGATTTACATTTGGTATTTGTTCCGCCAAAATCATGTGAATGCCAGGCAACAACGTCTTGCAAACGATTATAAGTCATACCTACTAAACTTCCGTCTGTTCTTACACACCATACAACACTAAATGGTTCTTGTTGATAATCCATTTGTATTATTCCTGACGATGATATGTGTTCAGATAAAATAGTTAAATCAGGAGCTAGGTAACCATCACTATCGAAGTTATAAGCAAGTTCTCTTATTTTTCTTTTTGCTCTTTGTAAAAATATTGTAGCGTTACCAATTGATAAAGCATCTACACCAGCTGAACCATAGTTAGATTGTTTTCTAATATTTAAATTTGTTGGTGTTATAGGATTGTCTGTTGCACCTGACGATACTGTAAACTCCCCTCCAGTTGTCATCACAATTAAAGTTCTTGTTGCTTTTATACTTTCTATTGCGTTGACCTGATTAGATGCGATTGTATAAATCATAGCATCTGCATCTGCGGTACCTGTAGTAAAATTTTCATAATCACCAGATTTAGAAAAAAATAAAGTTTGCGGATTATTAGTTGTGCCTGCAAAAACTAAACGTTGTTCAAAAAAACTTACACACTTTGGATTGTTATTAGTACCACTTAATTGATGTGTAGATGATGTTTCTGTAAAATTAACTGTTGTTAAAGTCCAAGATGTATGACCTGTTCTTGATAATTTTCTAACAGCGTGGTTCTTATGACATAGATACATAACGTCTGCACTTTGCGCGAACTTAATATCAAATACTTCTGTATGAAGGTAAGGTGTAGATATTTCAAATGCTGCACCTCCGGAAACAATTTGACCACTATCTTTGTAAAATCTTATGTACTGGTCGCCAAACTCTAAAATGTAAGTTTGTGTTGTAGAAAAACTAAATGGTATTAGTCTTGTATTGTTTGCTGAATTTTTTACTTCAGATATAAAATGCGTTCCAGGTCTTCTAGTTACTGGACCATGAGGTTGTACAACAAAATTATTTATTAACGTTCCTGCAGAAAAATATTTTGAAAAATCTGTACGACCTTCCATTCGTGGTGATAATTCACCTGCTGTAAAACTAGGAACTGATAATAATGCTTTTGGCATGTTATAATCTACTGTTTATAAAATCATCTGCAGATACATTGTCTGTTGGACCTAATGTTGCGTCCGTATTGTAGCCTTCTCCAGCATCAGCATGTCTTGCTTCAGATAATTTAAATTGAAATTTCTCGTTCATTCTTGTTGCTAATGTTGCATTTGCTGTAACCGCATAAGCAATATCAGCTGCTAAAGCTGCAGATATAGTTTCTCTTAACAAAACGTCCATCTCGTTAGGGTCTGTTATGGCTGCAACATATACTAATTGGCAACTATCATCGTTAGTTAAAATTTTTCTACCTTCTATTTTGTAGTTGCTGCTAAAATTTTTTATTTGTAAAACTCTTAAAGCATCACTTGGTAAAGTATATTGTTTTGCAAATCCCCAATCAGGTATAGCTGTATCAGCAGCCAATGATTGTCTTTTGATTGCAGAGTTCCATGGGTGTGAACGTAAAACACTATCTCTTATGGTATTAAATCTTGCGTTACACAATCTACCATTTTTAGAATTTTCTGTTAATGATAAAATTGTACTAGCACCTAATTGATTTAATGCTGAGTTACAAATTTCTACTACACTAGCCATTTTGTTTTTTCTCCTTAATTAAATATTTTCTTCTTAATTTTCTTGGTGTTGTTAATTGCCAAATTTCATCTTCTGTAAGTTCATGTTTGCTATCAAAACCATAATGAAATTTTGGACCGTGTTTAAATCTGTCAACCAAAATGTAACGATACACATGGTTATCTTTTTTAAAATGTAAAACTGTTTTTATTTCTTTTATTGTTTTCATAAAAAAGGAGGCGATTGCTCGCCTCCAATTTAATTATTTATTACTCATCACAAGGAACTTGAACTACTCCTGTTTCGTTCATTCTTGTAGCTCCAATTGACATACAATAATAAACCTGTGTCGCGTAAGATTTGTCTGCTCTTTCATCTA